GGATTTTCACTTGTTGCATAGTCAATTACATCACAATCTTGATGATAATTGTCTATTGTGCAGACATAAGTGCCTTTTTGAATGCCGTGATCGCGGGTATAACACTCAAAATCCATACCTCCGATGAATTGCTTAGTAACTGCAACAACTCCGTAATCCATACAATTCCAAAATTGGAGGTTGGGTAACGACATATCAGGAACGGGCGCTTCAGGGGCGCTTACAAAGGCACTAATGGGCAATTTATCGTACATTGCCGCATATTCTGGTAAATATGTTTCAAAATAAAAAGCACGCCCAGGAATCGATTTAACCGAAACCCAGACGCCCTTTACAAATTCACCATGTCCACTTTGATGATCTGTTAGATATTCTTTACGAACCCATACTTCTATCGAAGGAAGATTAGCAATTAAACATGCCATATGTATTTACACTACTACACGTATATATTACTTTCCTTGTCCACGATAACGCTTACGTGCTTTGTTGCGAGACGTTGCTGCGTATTTTGTATGCTGCCCGCTTCCTTGACGAGACTTTTTGGGAATTGCTTCCACATACCCACCACCTTTACGCATTGCCATGATACTTAATCTCCTTGAACCATTTGTGTAGAAAGAACCTCAGGTCTTGGTGAACCTAAGTCATAATATTGTAGCGCATAATCCTCCATAATGTCAAAGTACTCTTCTTCCGAGAGATTGCTATGGAGGACTTCGCCAGTGACTGAGTTAGTTATATTATAACGCTCCCCCATATCAGATAATCCTTGTTTTTTCATGACCAACTCTAATACGTGGGTCGCACCAAATCTCAAAACCTGCTGCGATTGCATCGAGACAGAACGATACATCCTCTCCACACATATCTTGTACTTCACCAGATTCAAATACTTGCATCTTCGGAGCAAACCAAGGATACTTCATTTCTGCATGTTCCCATACACCATGCTTGATAAGGAGCCATCCGAAACCTGCATAATCAACGGTGAAGGGTTTCTTACGATTACTCAGTGTTTCTGTAGTTTCATGATTCATCACTCCACCATTATTACGGAAGTCATCTTCATCCATCCAATGTGCAACAGAACTTGTAACACCATCTTCTGTGGCATACCATCCACTTGCAATATCTTTATCCATCAAGATTAATTGCCAGAACTTCTCAGAGGTGAATACAATATCACTATCAATCCATAATTGATAATCATACTTCAACTTACCATCCCAGGGAATTTGATCGGGACCACGAAGTACATTAGCACCTAAGCACTTACAACGTGCAAAGTTTACCATTGAACTATAATCTTGTGAAATCTGAATACTTGCTCCTGCTTGTACAAGATCAAAACAAAGTTGTACAAAGTTTTTCAGATAAACATAAGAAACTCCGCGCCCAGGCAAGCAGAATACAATACTCTTACCTTTGACCATTTCTTTTGCTTTTGCATAGTCCCACTCTGGTTCTTTTTGTTTCGGTGGGTTCTTCGCTTTAACAGTGAATCCTTTAGACATAAGATTAATAATGTTACTTCAGTATCATACAATAATTTATACGTTCAGTCAACCTCTGATATTAAGATTGCGTCTCCATCAACTTCCAGGTTTAATTCAGTGTCTTCATACCACCCAAACTCAGATATTATCCATTCTGGAACTATTACGTAGTATTCTCCCGTTAGTGGATCAACTTCTATAGTTGTTAAATTTTGCTCCGGATTTTTTTGCATATTACTTTGTGCCATTGCTTTATATAGTGTTTTCGACTTTTTATAAGCACCATACCTATCCGGAATTTTTTTATTCATGTGATATCACGAAGGCGCTTTGGGTCGTTTATAGCTTACAGTAGTGCGCGATTTTAAAAACGGGGGGGCGCGATCCCCCCGACTGCTGCTGATCACGAACGAATAGCGTCAGTAGCGGCAGGCAAGGGGAGAGTGTGCCAGGCGCTCTGCCAAGCGATCCAATGCTGCCGCGCGGCGATCGGAGCGATACTGTGCCTTCGCCTTCCGCTTCACTCCTTCCAGATCTGCTACCATGGAAGCACCTAACCCACGGGCAGGGGTAAAGGTTTGCCCGCGCCCTGATGATGCTGTGAGCGCGTGGGCACGGTAGTTGGTATCCGTGGAACGTGCTGCGCCGATTGCCTTTGCCATGGGGGTGGGTTTGTTTGCTTGAAATAATTGTAGCACCTCAGGGGCGCGTGGCGAGGGTTGAAACCTTAAGATCACATAAAGGAAAACCCCGATTGGTCGGTGATGTTGTAGTCCTTGATGACCTCCCCCTCTACCAGCGAATTCTTGACTCGGTCTACAAAATCTTCGGGTTTGTCTGTCTCTAACACGACGGTCAGTACGTATTGTTCAACGTAATAACTAGGCGAAACTTTACTAGGAATTGTGTATGGTTTTTTGTCAGTCATGACCATGCCTTTGCGCGGGTAAAGTTATTGTAACTGAAAACCTCACGGTTGACAAGTTTGACCATACCTTTGGCATTGCTGAACACAAACCCCTCGGCAGTTATTTGTTCGTCACCAATGAACGCAGCACAGTCATTGCCCTGCCACTGTGGGCGGCAGAGGTGCAATGCGTCTTCCTTGATGGACTTTACCAACGCCCACAATCCTAGGAGATTAGGGTCACAATCGAAGTCCTTATTGGCGACGGGGCGTTGCTCACGGATGCAGGCGTTAAGTTGCCTTTTAAGGTCCTTTGCTTCCTTGTCAGACACGAACGTGACGGTCTGTGCCATAACCTTGGCAAAGTCAATCATTTCTTTAAGGTCACCGAAGTCGCCAGCACATTTGTCATACTGACCCGTGAAAATGTATGCCCGTGTGTCAACGAACTTACAGAACGGGGTGCTCACCAGAGCATAAGATGGCAGCGGGAACGCTTCTGCATCACGGAGATCTGTCTTGACCTTGTAGACAGTGTGGGGAGCAACAATGATGTCCTCAGTGACTACCTCATTGAAACGGTAGGTGATAGTATTTGGCGTATAGGTGTCAGATCCACCGACACCGATAAAATCTCCTTGGTAAACATTAGTTGTATGAGGTAACCGATCAAAACAATCGTGCAGAATTTCTGCAACGTTGCCGTCGTGGTTTTGATCGATTTCCGCATGGGATTCGTTGATCTTGATTTTGACCTTATTGAAGACACTTTTCGTGCCAACGAAGAAATTTCCCGTCGCGGGGTTGGTGCCCCATACGATCGCGGGAGCGCCGTCGATCTTAGTGCTGAGTTGACCAGGGGTCAGCAGGAGGTCCAGGACCGAGAGATCACCAGTCAGGATGGTGTCTTCGGGGTGTTCGATGTGTTTGTTTTGCATGTGCTCAGTGTAGTCGGTCCTGGGGGCAGTTGTGGGGGAGCGTGTGCCACTCCCCCAACTGGTTTAGAAATTCATGGAGAAAACGAAACCCTCCTCAATGATGAAATCATGCCGCAGATTCTCCCACGTTGACTCCCAGTCAACCTCTACGAATCCAGGCACGTCAAAGGCAAAGGCGTCGGTCACGAACTGCTCGGCGAATTCAGCACCGCTGTCGAATTCCCCCTGATAGGAGTCCTCAAAGGAAGACACCTGCTCGATACCGAAGACCTCGATGAACGACTTGATCGCATCCACGTCGTAGTCTTCGACCAACTGCTTAAGGATCTCTGCCTCGCTGAAGTCTTTATACTCCTCCAGCAGTTCGCCGCCAGCGCGTTGGCGGCGTGCTTCCAGGATCGCAGTGTAGAATTCCGTAAAAGCAGGGCGACCCGCTTCGGTCACGTAACCGCAGGAGAGGCACAGGTCAGTCTTGGTCATGCCCTGAGCAGTGCGGATGGAGAATTCGGTCAGAAGTGCTTGTCCTTTGAGCATGGGATTGTTTGAACTGTTGATAATGTAGTCTGGATTGGGGGTGAGGTCAACGGGGGGTTGTGCCACTCCGTCAGGTGGTTCGCTCAGCACGGTCAGGAGTACGAACGCCGCACCCAACCCGCCTGCCACGCGGCGAACGTGGTTCAGCATGACGGACCGTACTCCATCACGGTGTGACCCAACCAGTCTTCGACCCAGGCGTAGGATCCGCTCTCATCGTGCATGGCGTAGCAGATGTCTGCTGCCTGATCTAAACTACAAACGGTCTCCCGCTCGTCAAGCGCAGGGCAGGCAACGAGGTAGGTTCCAGTGGTCAAGTTCTCTCCTGTGTTGTTCATGCCCTTATGATGGCACACCTGCCCACCTGCGGTCGTTCGCCACGATACAAAACTCCGAAAGAGAATGTTAAGGTTGTTTGTGCCAATCGGGCAGGTGGGCAGGCAGCCGACTCAGTTAGTGTCAGTAGTCGGTGTCGCCGTTGATGTAACCCTCCACATCAAATTTCTCCTGATCTTGTAACTCAGGAATGTCAAATAACTCACCAGGAGCATCCATCAATTCCTGCAGGATAGTGTCTTCGTAGTCCATGAGATTTTGTAACTGAACAAACAATAACCCCTCACGAACGAATCCGCAAGGGGTGCTGTGCCACTAGTTGAACTGTACACTAATGCTAGAAAATCTCCGAATGATCAGTAATGTCAACATCGACACACTCGTCTCCTTCGAGACCTAAAGTATCGGTCCAATCGATACTTTCGAGATCTAGATCATCATAACACATGATATCTAGAGTGACACGAACCATCTTTTTTTGTGCTAGAGTGTGTGCTTGCATGGTGATTGTGGCAGTGTGTGCTACATTATATCATGCATAATGCTTATACGCAAGCGCATCATAGTCTTGCGTATCTCTCTCGTAGTCTTCATCTGCGTCCTCCATGAGATTATGCACACCATGCCACATCTCATAGAACATGTCCTCGTCTATGATGTTCTCGTTCCCGAATGTGTGCTCAATGTCGTAATCGTCGTACATGATTCTCGTATGAACGTAGTGTTATTATACAGGATTCTCGTAGAAAACGCAAGTGGTATATGTGTTTTCTCGTACGGAACCATGTAGTATATATGTCTTCTCGTACTTATGTGTCATTCTCGTTACATTTTCTCGTGTTATGATACTCACATTTTCTCGCAGCGTTGTACTTGACAATTCTCGCGCTTCATGGTACGCTCGCTAAACTCACAATTCTCGAAGCACTTTATACGAGAAATAAAATACTTACATAAGTACAAGTACAATTAACACAAATACCCTCTCAATGTACTTGTACTTATAAATTATCAATAAGTACAACGCATAAGTACAACATGGATGCCGAATTTAGGCGTTTGAATGAGATTGATGATTACGAAGATTTCAGTGATTACGCTATAGATGTAGAAGGAATACTTTGGTCTCTTAAGTATAAAGAACCGCGCAAGCGCAAACTCATATGGTCAGGCAAAGATCAGTGTGCTTACTTAACATGCAGGATCAGAGATGATTATGGGCAACCGAAGACAGTTTATATTCACAAATTAGTCGCACAAGCATTTCTCCCGTGTGATGATACTACCCGAAGGGTGAAACATAAGAATGAGAAGCGTGATGACAATAGATTAGAGAACTTAGAGTGGGTTGCTAACATTAAAGATAAACAAGTAGCAGACGATTATATACTGCATCGTTCTCTTGTTGAGAGAATCTTACAGGTGCATATCGCAGCACAGAAGAAAGGATTGAAAGTAGGAGATTCTTACAATTTCACCACACAGATGTTAGAAAATGCCATTGAAGCATATATTATGCAATATGGATTACGGAAACTCATGCCTACAAAATAGTCTGATATGCCGGAACGCCTCTACAAATTACCACCGGTCATCCGGGCACCTCGATACTGAGAATTTCACTTTATGCTCCATCCAACAACCACACAATTTACAACGTTTCTGTCGTTGTGCATAATGCTCACATTTCTTACATATAGCAAGTCTACCATTCTTAGTATCTTCATTGACAAATACTTCCAGGTCATTCTTGACTGCCATGTCTGTAACCATCTCAATCGCAAACTTTGCTAAGTTGCCCATTTGCTTTTCAACTGTTGGAAACTCTTCCTTATTGTCCTGTTTGTCCGTCATTTGCTCCTCCAAAATAAAACCATCCTGTTACAATATACTTAGTCCCGTAAGTGACAAGACCACCACGGTGTGCATGTGTATAACCAGAGGGCCAAATAAGCATCTTACCTGTCTCTGGTTTAATACGTTTGCGTTGATAGAGAAACTCTGTTTCGCCCCCATCATAGTCATCATTCAAATACAGCATCCATACAGCACAACGCTGACTATGTTCCAATTCAATTCTCTCATCGTGCCATACATGATAACCACCGCCAGCAGGAGTTTTCTGCACTTTGTGATGAATAGAATACATGGGCACAGGGCGCAAATGTCCATACTCGGTGACATAATCATCCCAGCAGGACCATAACACCTTATTGAATTGTGCTGCTGCATTGTTCACTTCCATGAATTGTTGCAACTGAATCATGTCGATTGCCCAGTCAAAACGCCCAGCATTACCATCACTGAACTGCTGGTTTTCACAAAACACAGATCCAATGTCATGATGATAATCAAATGATTTGATTACACTACGACAAAATGAACTATCAATGACATTATGGTATTCACCAATAAAGTCAGAATACAATCCTAATCGTTCTTCATTCATAGTCACCAGTACGCTCCCTCAGTGCATCTAAAATGTACTCATAATTAACCTCATTCCATTGTCGTTTATCGACACCCCATTTTTCAATAGGACATGAATCGAATGGGTCATATGTCTTGTGTGGTAAATGACATCCACACTCCTTACATACTTCATTCTTTGCATCATGATGTTCGCATGTTTTACATATATCAAGGCGCTCTTTCGCAACCTCATCACTTACGCCATATTTAATGCCGCTTGCTTCATGTAGATAAAACTCATTGATAAACTCAAATACAAAATCAGATAGATCATTATAATTCATTATATCATACTCTCCATTAAATAAACGATTTAGGTCCTTTAATTCGAGTTGTTGTTTCTCCAATTACATTGAATCTATTTCCAGTGATTGACTTACCTGCTGCACCACCACCACTACCACCAGATTGTCCCCATTCTGCACCAGCACTTCCAGGATTGCCGTCATTTCCACGGGCAACTGCACCACCACCGGGACATTGTGAACCACTGCCAGAACTGCCTGCACCACCTGCTAAACTTGAATTAAAACGATCATATCCACGCCCCGGTCCACCAGCACCACCAGAACCAGGACTACCTGAAATACTATAAGCAGTAGAATGATGACAACGAATGACCCAGTTCATAGCACACATATAACGTGGATAACCTTGACTTCGACGTGCTCCACCACCACGACATTGTGAACGTGTTTCTAATGGTATAATCTGAAGATATGTCCCTCCTGCTTGTCCCTTACGACATCTTCGACCTACATTTATCCCGTTCGGGTTTGGTCCAACATTATTGGCAAATACCTGATAATTATTTGAATTATAGCAAGTTGCATTACCACCACCAGTACCACTATTGCCAGGTTTTCCGCCACCACCACCTGCCCAAATTCTTCCTGTTGAAGAAACCTTAAGTTGTGTAGTTGCTGATGGTCCTGTCAAACTACTGCGATTAAACAAATATAATGCAGGTCCACCAGGTGCCGAAGCATTGCCACCTTGCCCATACATTTGACCAGAATGATCAAACGTCACATTATACATCTCAGCATCTAATTTCATTGCATAATTGTTTGTATCAGAGGCATATGCAACACTACCATCAACAGTTGTAATTCTCTTCTTGACATTCTTATTCAGATTTTGATTCCAATACTGAGTCAGTCCTAGATTTACATTTGCCTCAGTGCCACTATATTCAATACCATACTCCTTAATAACACCACGAAATCCAGACACTTTGAGATCATTTCCTGTTGAAACTCCATTGTTCTCAGTTGCATCAGGAATAATAGGATCTACTGAGTTCTTGTCAGTGTCTCTCCGATATGTGGAAAATTTAACCTCACCAGTTGATGAAGAATTAAATGTAGATCTTAGTGTAGACCATTTAATGTCATTTGCATTTTCCAAATACTTGGTTTGTGCTGGTATATTGACGGGCATTGACCTTAAACTACCTCTTTCATTTTATTTAGATGGTTCATATTTAATTGCAACAGTAAATCTATGTGTGTCCCTGAATGATGTGGCACGATGCCATAAGTTGCCATTAAAGAATAACAGTCGATTAGGTATGGGAATTACACCATGAATGTTATTATCAACCACTATTTGTGTCTCTCCTCCCCACTGCATGTTATAGTCTTTATTGGGATAATATATGAACGTAATGCCATCACCATCTTGATGAAAGTATGGTTTCTCATTTGGTGCAAATATATTTACATACATGCGATAGAGTTTCATCTCATGTGTAAACTTCAATCGGTCATGAATATGCTTACGAAACATTTTATAGACAAACTCTGTCTCAGGTATTTCATGTACCATACCAGTGGGAGGATGATCTAATTCATAATCATCAACCTCACCATACTTAAACTTAGCACTCAAACAATAATTTTGAACTACATCATGCTCTGTCTTAGATAGAAAATCATCAGCAAAGTTGACTTCAAAATCTTTCCAGTTTTCCATACTTCTTTACCGATATATTGAATGAAACAGTCACTCTTGGATTATTTTCTGTTGGTGGTGCCTGCTTTACATAATGTTCCAAATAGTTTGGAAACATAATTATATCACCCTCATCTACTTTTGGACAATACTTTGGGGAGTAATGTGTGCTCCTCATTTCAAAGGTATTGTATCTCTGATTTACTATTGGATCTACAAATGTTGCTGCCTCATGCACCTCAGGATCAAATTTTAGGTAATGAATAACAGCAAAATGTGCAACCGTACTATCAAATATATCAGGATTTAAGTGATTGTGTGCTTCCTGATATTCTCCCTTCTCATACCAATTAAACCACAGATCTACAAAGTCAAACTTAACAACATCATCAAAGAATTTTTCAATATATTTTTCATAAAGTTTTATGATCTCCTGATCAAATATCTCCTGATTAAACTCATCATGATTAAATGAAGTTTGAACATTATTAGTTATCCATCCTTCTGGTGGTTCAAGTTTTCCAGAACTATAGCACTCATCCATGAGTGGCAAATACTTTTCCTTTAACCTATTATTCTCTCTGATATTTGTATGAAATATAGTTATTGGGAATAATATTTTCTTATAGGGATTCATTCAATCAATCATCTATTGGTTTATATATCAGTATAAATCAGCATCTCTATGACGCTGTGATTTGTAATCATCAACTTGCGGAGTATAAGACATGTTCAAGAGGATTGAGATTGAGTTGCATCGCACTATAGGGTGTTGTGCTCTCAATGTCAATAACTTTTCCTACTCGATTTGCGTTGATGGGGGCATGGTAAGTCGTCGTAGTGCTTCCTTTCCTTCCATGTTTTGTTTTGACAAATCCCCAGATTGTCCTAGGAGCATGATCGCAGTAAGAAAAACGATTAGGGAAACGCAACCAAATAGAAACCACGTTT